AACCGTTTACCTATCAAACAAATTTATTAAACAGTTATCACAACTATCGATTTAACATTAACATGTTACCTCGTCAAAGTGGTAAGACTACCTGTGCAGCCGGATACCTCTTGTGGTATGCCATGTTCCATCCCGATCAAACAGTATTAGTTGCAGCACACAAATATACAGGTGCTCAGGAAATCATGCAGCGTATTCGATATGCGTATGAAGATTGTCCCGATCATATTCGTTGCGGTGTTATTAACTACAACAAAGGTAGTATCGAATTTGATAATGGTAGCAGAATCGTCAGTCAAACTACAACTAGCAATACAGGACGCGGTATGTCTATTTCTCTACTATACTGCGACGAGTTTGCGTTCGTGCAACCTAACATTGCTGAAGAGTTTTGGACTTCTATTTCACCTACACTAGCAACTGGCGGCCGTGCTATTATTACTTCGACTCCTAACTCGGACGAGGATACATTTGCTACTATCTGGAAAGAAGCAAACAAAAAGTTTGACGAGTATGGTAACGAAACAGAACTAGGGCTTAACGGATTTCACGGATTTAAAGCAGACTGGTGGGAACATCCTGACAGAGACGAAAAATGGAAAGAACAAGAATTAGGTCGTATTGGTGAAGAAAAATTTCGACGAGAATATAACTGTGAATTCTTGATCTATGACGAAACATTAATTAACAGTATTTGTCTAGCAGGCATGGAAGGGCGAGAACCTACTATGAAAATGGGCCAATGTCGTTGGTATAAGAAACCTAAAGACGATATGATATATGTAGTGAGTCTAGATCCTGCACTAGGTACAGGCGGCAACAATGCAGCTATACAGGTATTGGAAATGCCTACTATGGAGCAGGTAGCAGAATGGCAGCATAACACTACTACTATCGAAGGTCAAATAAAGATCTTGATAGACATCAACAGATTTATTGCAGATAGTTGCCCAAGGATGAATGGACAAAATATCTATTGGAGTATAGAAAATAACACAGTAGGTGAAGCAGCTTTAGTTGTTATTAAAAATGTAGGCGAAGAACACATACCTGGACTTTTTATTGCAGAACCTATTAGAAAAGGTCATGTGCGTAAATTCCGCAAAGGATTTAATACTACACACAAGAGTAAAATTTCAGCATGTTCTAAATTGAAACATTTAATCGAATCTAATAAACTAAAAGTTAACTCAAAAGTACTAATAACAGAATTAAAAGCATTTGTTGCCGCCGGAATAAGTTTCAAAGCTAAATCGGGCGAAACTGACGATCTAGTCAGTGCAATGTTATTAGCAGTCCGAATGAGTTCGGTTCTAGCAGATTGGGATTCTCGTGTATTTGATGTTATGACACATACGGGATTTTCTGATACTGAAGACGATTATGAACCTCCAATGCCTATATTCATTTCGTCTAACTTCTAATAAATACATATATGAAAAATCTCGATAAAATAGCAGAAGACCTTTTCCGTAAAGTACGTAGCCGGTTCAGCGATATTAAGCTCGGCGACGAAAGCGGCGCCTTAACACAAGAACCAACTACTGCTAGATTTTTCGATGTTAACTTTAAAGCTAACGAACAAGAATTAGGTAGAGTAAATATTAAGTTAAACGATGACAGCTTGACTGTAATTTTTAGCAATTCAATTATTGAAAATCAAGGTATCAATGCACGTCAAGAATGGTTTTCGTTCTTGAAAGATATGCGTCAATTTGCCAAGTCAAATTTACTAACGTTTGATACGCGAGATATTACAAAATCTAATCTAGAAAAACGAGATTACCAATACCTAGCCAAAGAGACCGGAGAACCAAAAATGAGTGAATCAAAACTATTTGGAACTAGCAAAACTAGTTACCAAGATATGGGAGAAGCTAAGATAATTGTAAAACATTCTGCTCCCGTTAACTACGATAACCCAGCAGGACGAACACAACGTATCGAAAGCATCTACATTGAAAGTTCATCTGGCGAACGTTTCCGTTATGCACACCGTCATTTAAACGGTGCTCGAGCAATGGCTAGACACATTGCTAACGGCGGTAATGCCTACGATCAAGTAGGAGGGTATATTTCCGGACTCAGCGAAGAATTGAGTAAATTGCGCCAGTTTAAAAACTACACACAACGCTCGGGATTAATCGGCGAGGCATTAGGTGACATCGGTTCTAAAGTTATTGAAAGAATTGACACTATCAAACAAGAGATTCATAATCTACAGAAACAAAGCTATTATGAAAGTTTCAAAGAAAGTTTTCAGCCAGGTGAGTCGTTAACAGTGCCCGAAGATATCATGCAAGATTGGGTAGATGCATTAACAATCAAAACATTTAACGAAGAATTGACTTCTGTTTTCCCATATATCTATAAATTGGTAGCAGAAAAACAAGAAGGTGAACTTCGATACGACGATCTAGTCGCTGAACAAGATCAATCCGAAGAAGAAGATGAAACAGAAGAGGACGTTAGTGAGCATAGCTTATTTTCAGATTTTGAAGAACAGTTAGATACAGTGTCATCGTTTGAATACGATGTTGTCGAAGCAGATAAGGGCGATATGGACCATGACGGTCAAGATGAGCCCGACGACCAAGAGTATAAGCAGAATAAATCTATGGCTATTAAGAAAGCCATGGCTCAGGAGCAAGAATCTGTTTTACCTCAGGAAGTTGTTGAGTTTATTGCCAGCATGTATGATCGCGAAACCGGAACTTTCCCCCGAGGCGAAGAAGGGGTTAAGATTGCAGTAGAAAAGAAATTTGGCGAACAAGCTGGACGCTTTGCTAACTTTGTCGTTGAAAAACTCAGTGCTAAAAATCAACCAGCAATGCAAGAAGAGCCAGAAGCTCAAAACAGTGATTTAATCCGTATTAGAGAGTTATCGGGTGTAAGTGAAGCCGGTGCTGGATTTGCCGAAGGTGATAAAGTAATTTATATGGACAAACACAATGCTACAGTTGTAGGACAAGACGGCGCTGACTACTTTATTAAAATTGATGGTCAGCCAGGATCAATGAAAGTAATAGGATCACAATTAGCAGCACCAGGAGCAAAACCAGCAGCAGCTCCATCACCATTTAAACGCGGTGATACAGTGATGTGGAATGGCGAACAAGTAACATACATCCGCCCAGTAGATGGCTCCCCTGGCCAGTCTTACATTACTCAAGCCAGCGGATCGGATGAGATCGTTAATGACAAAGAGTTAACCAAAGAATCATTTGAAGCATTGGATATTATTAAATCACTAGCTGGAATGTAATTGGCGAAATAACTCAAGATTATTGCAAGAATCTTCTTGCTTTACTAAATAAAAGTGCGTACAATAACATGTATGCACTTTTTGTTTTACACGGTGTAAAACAAATATAGGCAAAAACGCAGTACATAGGCATAACAAAAGGAGAACTATTATGGCCACATTAGCAGAAATTCGTGCAAAACTACAGGCACAAGAAAATAAAGCAGGCGGCGACAATCGCCCCGTTGGTGACAACGCAATCTATCCGTTCTGGAACTTAGATCAAAACAAAGAAAGCACAGTACGTTTCCTACCAGATGGTAACGGAGACAACACATTCTTCTGGGCAGAACGTCTAATGATTAAACTGCCATTTGCAGGAATCAAGGGCGAAACAGACAGCAAGCCAGTTCAAGTACAAGTTCCATGTATGGAAATGTACGGTGAGACTTGCCCAATCTTAAGTGAAGTAAGAACTTGGTTCAAAGATAAGTCTTTGGAAGACATGGGTCGTAAGTATTGGAAGAAGCGCTCTTACATTTTCCAAGGCTTTGTCGTAGAAGACGGCCTTAAAGAAGACGGCAAACCAGAAAATCCAATCCGTAGATTTATCATTGGTCCTCAAATTTTCCAATTGATCAAGTCAGCATTGGTAGATCCTGAATTAGAAGAATTGCCAACTGACTTTGTGCGTGGTGTTGATTTCAAGCTAGTTAAGACTAGCAAAGGTGGATATGCAGACTATTCTACATCAAAGTGGAGTCGTCGTGAACGTCCGTTGACTGATACAGAAACTCAAGCAGTTGCAACACACGGTCTGTTTAATTTGACCGACTTCTTACCCAAGAAGCCTAGCGAAGTTGAACTCAAAGTAATTAAAGAAATGTTCCAAGCAAGTGTCGACGGTGAACCGTTTGACAAGGAAGCATGGGGACAATATTTCCGCCCAGCAGGTATGGGTCAAGTAACCGGCGACCCGACTGGGGCAACTTCTGCTCCGGCTGATCATAATGTCGATCCTGATGATGTGCCGGCAGCCCCAGTAGCAAAGACTACACCGTCTGCTCCTAAATCAGAAGCACCAACCGCAGGCGGCGCGAATCGTGCAGAAGATATTCTCGCAATGATTCGAAATCGTCAAAAGTCCTAATCAATAAACAGGGGTACTTTGGTACCCCTGTATAACTATAAACTACTAGGAGAATAATAATGACTAAATTAGCAAAGTTGGCTAAGGTTAATGAATCCATCACCGTTAATCGTTACGACAATGGTTGGATGGTAGAAGTTGGCGGTAGAGATGACGAAAGCGATTGGAAAACTGCTAAAATTCTTTGTGCTACGGAAGATGAGATGTTAGCTGTAGTTAAAGAATGGAATACTATGGAGTTAGACGCATAATGGCAACTAAAGCATTTGATTTAAGTAAGTTTAGAAAGACTCTAACTAAAAGCATCGACGGCCTAGGAGTAGGATTTAATGATCCTACTGATTGGGTTAGTACAGGTAATTTTGCATTGAACTATCTGATTTCTAGTGA